ATTACGGATTGTTCAAGGAGATTCACAACAAATTTGTTCAAAGAAAAATTGGGAAATAGTTTGGCGGTTACATTTGTTTGATGTATCTTTGAAGTATGGAAATTGTAAACAAAACAACAGATTTTAGAAATTGGGATGTATTCTTGGTTAAAGGTGATGAAGACACTATCACACATCATTTCAACAATCAATATCCTGAAAATGGTCTATCAGTATTGGAACACTTGAATAATCGTGGAACATTTGAGGTAACTATTTTACCAAAAGAAAGTTAAAAATAATTTTTGTATAACCAGAAAAAAAGCATAACTTTGTATCACTATGAAAAACACACAAATTAAATCTAAAAGAGCGGGTGAGTTAATTTCAACCTATGATGGTTATTATTGTTTATCCACTTACTTTGTGGAAATGAACGGAAAGTTTGATGAAATCACTATTAATACAAATGATTTTGTATGTAAATCCCACACTAAACAACTATAAAAACCACGACTATGAAAAACAAACAATCAAAAGAAATCAAAAAAATTGAAAAGGCTGTAAATGATTACATTATCAAACACGGCGGTAATTGTATCATCAATTTTTCAATATCAGCATTCAACGAAGATGGTGATGTGATTGACGACCAACTTTGGTTATGGGGTGATAAGGAAATCCTTATGATTGATAATGAATGTATGTTGGGTGAAATTAAAAAATTAGATAAATAAATTTTGTAGATTAAGAAAAATAGCATAACTTTGTATCACTATGAAAAACATGACAAACTTAAAAGAACTAAAAGCATTCATCAAAACTGAAGAAGCGTTTCAAGGTGAATTTACATTCAAAGGATTTAGTATTTGGTGGAACGAATACGATGTAACAAATCCCGCTCAAGGAACAGATGATGGATACTTTAGATGTGACCCTTGTAATGACAAACAATACAATGATTTCCACAAATTAGAAGAAAAAATGTTTGGTGGATTTGAATGGGTATTATCATAATAAATTTTGTAATGTAAGAAAAATAGCATAACTTTGTAAGACTATGAAAAAAACAGATATTATAGGACTATTAGAAATGTTCGGTGTTTTTCACCTTGATTTTGACACATACATTTATGTTCGTAGTGAAAAGGAAGATGATGATGCTATGTGGTGTATTCAGTTTAAGGACAATATTGGATACAACCAAGACACAGGAGAGATTGTTGATTACAAATTATTTTCAACAATACAATCACATAATTTAGTAAATTAAAAACAAACCAGTAACTTTGTATCACTATGAAAAACTACACTATTGAACTGACTGAACCACAAATTAAAATGTTGGCATCTATGTATCATGATTTTAACTTTGGGGACTTTATTGAAAAGAACCCTGAAATTGAAGAAGAAGAAAGTGTTGGGTGGTATAGTGATGAATTGGATACACTATTCAACGACATCTGTGATTGGAACGAAGAACTTAAAAAAACACAAAATAATTTTGTAATGTAAGAAAAATAGCATAACTTTGTATCACACTAAACAACTATAAAAACTACGACTATGAAAACCATGTATGTAAAATTCAAAGAACCAAAAGTAAAACAACTAAAAGAAACCATTGAAAATGGTAAGGTTGTTAAATTGTTCGTCCAACTTGATTGGTATGGTATGGGTATTGGAAACCACACAATCTACAAAAAAGATGGCATGTTTGTTTGGACAGACAGACAATCTCCAATCCCTGTAAGAAAGTTCCCATCAATTGAATCTTTGATGTGGGAGTATGAATTACCAAAGTCGTTGAAGTCAAATATTGAAAAATTGTAAAAATATGGATTATAGAAAACTTAACCCCAAAACCAATTACACCCTTGTGGATATGACTTTATACCTACAAGATGTAAAAGTCCTTTACAACGCATGTGTGGACATCACAGCCCAATATCCTGAAATGATTGGATATCAAAAGATTATGGAAAAGTTGGTATTAGTTATTGACGAATTTGATAATAAAGAAACAATTTAATATATTTGTAATATGGGACAATCAAAAGAATTATACGGAATGACACTACCTGTGTCCATTGAAGAACACAAAGAGTTCACTGACTACAACAAATACTATCACAACGCATTGGAGGTTCAACTACCTTCCCGTGATGAAGATGAGGCTTATGAATATCAACAAGAAATGGATGAGTTGGACTTTAACGAAAGGATGAACGAATACTTTGAAAGGGGATATTAAGATGACACAGCAAGAATATAATACTTGGTGGGCTAACTACTACCAAGAAATGGAAGAAATAATGGATTTTATATCCAAAGTAGGTTGGGATGAAATTGGTTTTGCATTGTAATATTTATGGTTATGGATAAAAAGATAGAATACTTTACCCAAAAACTTAACCAATTAAGAGTTAAGGAAGCAACCTTTAACGCATCAGGTTATGGAACACCTGCTCATATAAAGAAAGAAATTAGATTAACGGAGATTGCGTTAAATCAACTTAAAAACTCCTCTGAATAAATTGTTTTCATATAATCACCCCTGACTTATGGTTGGGGGTTTTTATTCATACAATTATGAAACAGTATAAAGACACACCTTATTACATCACTGATGATGGTAAGGTTTTCCGCAATGATAGGGAGTTAAAAGGTGGTTTAACACCAAAAGGATATAAAAAAACAATAATGTCAATAAATGGTAAACAATACACTGTATCAACACATAAATTAGTTGCCGAATGTTANNNGTATCTAATTTAGAATGGTGCACACATAAACAAAATTGTGAACATAGGGATAATATTCTAAATAAAAGAATTACAGGTGAAAAATGTGGTAAATCTATTTTAACCACAGAAGATGTTTTATATATTAGAGCAAATTATCAAACAAGACATGCAAAATATGGTTCAACACCACTTTCAAAAAAATTCAATGTTACAAATAGAACTATATTATCAATAGTTAAAAATGAAAGATGGAAACATCTTTAACCTTATGGAACTCCTGGTGAGTTATTGGCTCTTCCATACCATGAAGGATAAGAACTATCAGCACAAAGAGGTCCAAGAGCATTAAAGTTTCTATTCCAAGCATTCTTTGAATAGTAAAACCCTGTTCCTGGTAATGACATTGGTGCTTTAAACGCTGAATCAGTTTCAGGACTTAATTGTCCGTCATTTAAGTTTCCGCTAAAATACTGGGGGTACCATGAAGACCTAAACAACAAGTGTCTCCTCATCAAATTGTCTTGGAACTCTGCTTGGTTCTTTGCATTTGATTTAAGATACTGTAATGTCTTTAAATCAACAGGTTGTCCTTGTTCGCTTCTGTTCTGAACGAGGCCAATATTTATGAAACGCACCCACGCATTGTCTAATGCTAAATAATAACTCCAAGCAATTAAGGTTGGTTGAACATAGTTATCCAACAACGCCTTATATCTATAAAGTGATGGGTCTGTATTAACTGTATCATTATCAACAATTGTTAACAAATAGTCATAAAGATTTGTTCCAAGTGTTTCTTGAATTTGAATCGCTTGTGATTGTTGGATTGCAAATCTTAATTCTGAACTATCAACATTATCCGTAATTGGGGTATTGTCTTTTAACTTTTGTTCTGATATGAATAAAACATTTTTTGCCATTAGATGATGTTATTTTGGGTTATTGTTAAGTCAATTTCTTGACCTGGATATATCAATTCAAAAATAGGTTTTAACTCTCTATTCATGAACTTCTGCATTGGATAAATACTGGTTGATAAGAACAATTTGAAACCTGTTTCTAACTGTTCCGCTGATGAACTAAATCCTGTTCTTTGTGGTAAACCGATGATACTTGCATCAGGGATGTTGTGTCCACACAAGATTTGGTGTTGAACCAATTCAAATATTGATGAGAAATAACCATCTTCAACATTTGTTTGGATTTGGGTGATATCAGGTTTTTGTCCGTCTTCACCATAAGATATGATAACCCTGTTGGCATTATCTGCTCCCATATATCGGTCTTCAATCTTTCTTAAAATTGTATTCTGTTCGTATTCAGAATCAGGTGCTGGTTGATTGAAGTGAACCCACATACCCATACTACATCCATTGATGATATTTGCAAGGTTATAGACGGTAATTTCGTGGTTTAACTTGATATCATTGATACAAGCAAGATAAGACGGAACACCATAATATTGTGATTGAGGTCCATAACTACGGCTATGAACAATTTGTCTATCTGTGTAGTTTGATGGGTCAAAATCACTAAACTCAATAATTGGGGTTCCTTTTCTGTAAGTAGCCCAATCACGACAATAAAGATACTTGGTTGCTGGTGCTGCCATTTCATCAGGTTTGTGAACTCTCATGTACTTACTTGGAATTACATAAAACCCTGCTAAACCTTCTTTTCTATCTTTTCTCCAAACAACCTCCAAGAATAAATTACCTGTGGTAATAAATTCAAAAAACATTTGTTTTGCAACATCATTAAGATATTGTTTTGAGTTAATTTTATAGTCATTTACATAACCAGAACCAACTGAATTATCAACACGAGCACGGATAGCAGAATTGTGAATTGGACTTGCATCCAACAACATGTATAATTCCTCACAGAATAAGTTATCCACACCCCATCTTACAAATGGTTCATTCTTGTTGATAACCTCCCTAAATGAGGTAATGGTATTTGTTCCAAAGTTTAGTTGTAATGGTATTTGTTCCAAAGTTTAGTTTTTCAATGTTAATCATAGGTATTATCCTTCGTATATCTTATAAATATCAGTAGTTCCCGAGTAACTGATAGGGGTTGTTGATGCAGAGTAATTAACTCTACCAATGGTTTCATAAACAACATTATATGCAAGGTTTGGATTTGTATTCCCCGACATTGATGCAGATTGTTCCCACACTTTAATGTAATATTCTCCTTCTATTAAGTGAACATTTGTTTGTCCTGTGGATGTGGCTCCCGTTAATCCTGTTTCAGGACTATTCGGGTTGATTGATATACTAAACAAGTCATAACCTGGTGCATAATTGACTGTAGCAGGGATTTGATAAGGTACAAATCTCCATACTTCTTGGGACAATTTATGTTTCCAACTGAACAAATAGCAAACAGGACCTGTTAGCATTTTGTTTCTGCTACAGGTTGCGTTCATATTGTTATTTCCTTCGTTTAGTATTATCATATTTTGTTATTTTATCTTATGAATAGTTATGTCTTCTATTTCCGTAAATCACACTACCGAATACTTCAAA